CCTGACCAACAAGTCTGTTGGTACGCCTTACAGTGGCTCAACACGCTCTGCCGGGTTCACGACGATCTCGGATTCAGGTGAGGTCCAAGACGATGGTCTGGGCATCCTGACAGAGAAACAAAACAAGTCGATCTCGACTCCAGAATATGCCCGGGCCTTTAAGGCTTTCCTCCACTTTGGTGAAGACAAGCTCAAAAACAACTACGCTCGGACATTCAAAACGCTGGTCGAAGGCATCGACGAAGGTGCTGGCTATTTCGTACCACCTGACATGCTCAACGAAGTCATTCAGCGCAAGCCAGCCCCAACAACCCTGCGAGGTCGTGTTCGTCAGATCACCACCAACAGCAACCGTGTTGTCATGCTGCGTACCACCTTCCGCGACGATGTCTATACCAGCCCGATTCAGGGTATGTGGACAGGCGAAGCCGGAACACCAAGTGCTTCCCTTGAGCCAACCTTCGGTGAGGTCTCGATTCCAGTCCATGAGTACATGGGCCGAATTTCGATGTCCAACACGCTCCTGGAAGACTCAGGATTCAACTTGGAATCCTACTTCAATCAGGAACTGCAAACCTGGCTGGATCTCCACTACGAAAAGCACCTTGCTTACGGTACGGGTGTAGGCCAACCTCGGGGCATCTGGAACTCGATTTCCAGCAGTTCGGGTGGCGAGGCAGGTAAATTCGGCTTCGTGACTGCATCTGGTTCTAGCTCGACGCTGGACGCCGATACGGTCAAGGCAATGCGATTCAGCATCCTGCCGCAATACGCCCAACCCAACTTCAGCTTCGTGATGCACCAGCAAACAGCGAAGACTGTGAGCCTGTTCAAAGCGTCCAACGGTCAGTATCTGTTCCAGAGCGGTCAGAACTTCCCTGGCATCGTCCAGCCGATTCCTGACTCGATTGACGGGTTCCCAATCAGCTACTGCCAGTTCGCTCCTCTTCAGGGTACGAGTGGTAACGCAGTTGCGTTCTTCGGATCGCTTCAAGGCGTGTTCATGCCGATTCGTATGGGCTTATCCGTACGGGTTTTAAATGAAATCGAAGCCGTGAACAATCGCCGTGTTTACCTCTTCCGTTTGCGTTGGGGTGCAGACACGATCCAAGAACAATACGGCAAATTCATCAAGGTATCTTGATATAAGCACAAGAGGAGAACCATATGTCACGTCATAATCAGCTCTTAAGTAGTGTTCAAGTCAAGAACCTTGTGTTTACCTCGGGAAACAGCTCGTCTGTTCAGGTAAACAGTGCCAACGGACTCTTCGGTGGGGTGACCTTTCTGGTCAACTTCGCTCTGGCTGCATCCTCGGCAATCAAGGTTCAGGAATCAGCCGATGGTTCTACGTGGACTGACCTTACGGTCGGTTATCAGGTATCAACCACATTCGGTGCGCCAATCACTGCCGTCCCTGCTGTTCCTGGTGCTGCAATCTCTGCATCTGCTACGACAGCTGCGACAAACCAGTTCCTGGCGATCAGCGTCAACCACCCAGGCAAGGACACTGCCGTCCAAACGTCAAACATAACTCCTTTTGTAAGCAAGCCTTACATGAGAGTTGTAGCGACAACTGGAACTGCCACTTACGGTGTTGCATTGCTGCATAACGCCAATCTGACTCCGGTTCCGCAACCTGATGTTGCCATCGAAGTCAAGGGAACCAACTGATTCCCACCTTTCGGCCCTCTGGGGCGACCTTCGGGTCGTCCCTTTGGGTTCGAGAGCTTAAGGAGACCTTGTGGATATTCTGCTGACTCTAAACGAATGCCTGACATATATTCCTGCCCTAGCGGATGCTCCATCGGCTACTGTACAGGTCTATATCGACGCTGCTTCAAGATCAGTAGAGAAGTTCTGCAACCGAATTTTCCTATCCGACACAGTCACCGAGCGTTACGTTATCAATCAAAGCCAGCGTATCTACCTACGCAGAACACCAGTTACAAGCGTTTCCCGAGTCGCAATCTACCAGCAGTCAGACCCTGTCAAGGGCGATTCCTGCGGCTATGTGGACAGCTATAACTCTAGCGAAACAAACCTGACCGAAACAAAGCTGGACATCAATCTCGAATACGTTCTTGAGCCATCCACGGGCGTGCTTACATTCGTTAATCCATATATAAACAGATTTAAGTCATTCATCAAGCAAGATAACCCGTACAGTTTGCAATATTTTTACAAAGTCGATTACACGGGTGGTTTTAGCTCTTGCCCAGATCCCGTAAAACTTGCAATTGCCCAGCTCGTCAACAGCATGTATGCCGCCGCAAAATACGACAACGCCTTACAGTCAGAGCGAATCGGCGATTACTCGTACACGCGATCCAATTTTGACGCATTCCTTTCAGCACGAAACCCAGTCGCCCACTTGCTGTCCCCTTACGTGAGGTATTCGGTCAATGGCATTTGACGACTTCCTCAACCAGACTGCCGTGATCAGCGAACTGCAATCCCTAAAGGATGTTCAGGGCGGCGTGTATCAATCTTGGATACCCGTTCTGACAGTCAAATGCCTTGTCCAGCCCAGGTCCGGTGGTGTTGACCGTGAAGATGCCAAGGACGGTTCTGCTGCAACGCATAACATCCTGCTCAAAGGCTCGCGTAACCTTACGGCACGCAATCAGATAAAGGTTGGAACATATGTTTATAACGTGGTAAGATGTAATGACTGGAATTCTTTGAGCCATCACACAACCGCTGAATGCGTAGTGGAGACATCCTGATGGATATTAACTCCGCAATGAAACTGATTAATCAGATCGCAAAGAGCGGCGTAACGTCCGGTTCCAGCCAGAGCATGCCTCAAAAGGCCTCGAAGCAATGGATCTCAGCAAACAATGATGTTCACAAGATCAATTCCGCTGCCTTGGATGCTGTCGCAGAACACGCTGTGAAGCGGGTGAAAAGGTCGTTGAGCCTAAAGTACCCACCTTCATCCCTTCCAGGTGAAGCCCCTGCAAGAAGAACTGGAACACTCCAGGATTCAATTCACTGGCGAAGAGGCGTAGAATCCCGTCAATTCCCAGGACCAGCCAGCAATTCTGCCAGTGATGAAATGCGATTTGCCTCTAAGAAGCCAGCAGATTATGCATGGCGAGAGAAGATCCAAAGAGAAGGCTTCAGCGACAAATCGATGATTACGCCTTATCCCGCCAGAAAGCCGCCTTCCATTGGAACGCGAATCATTCAGGTGAATCCTCGGGCTGTTGATGAATCAGAACGCAGTCGCCTTGAGTATTACAGCTATTTCCTTGAATCAGGCTGGTGGTCCAAGGGTAACGATGGGTTTGGCGACAAACGACCTAAAAGCGAAGGCTCAGGCAAGAAAATCAAACGGCAGTCTGTTCCCAAGAGCGAGAAGCGGGATGGCCCGAAGTGGAACCCACCCAGACCTTACCTCTCGAGGCTAGCCTGGCCGGGAATTGCAAAGGAACTGGAGGGAGTCTACAAGGATTACCTGAGAGACAAACTTCCAGCTGCATTCAAATCGCTCGCAGATAAAGCGACCCTCAAGGTCACTTACAACCGTGGTCTTCGTGTTCCGTACATTTCCGACAACAAAAATCGTCTCTAGGGGTGGGTTTCGTAAATGCCAACCTCAATCGGCACTGACACTGGTAATAACGGTACTACTACAGGGGGAACCTCCATGGCTATGACAGCTTCCGGCGTAATCAGCGCATCCACCAGCATGACCTTGACCGATTCGGACGTGAACAGCACATCCACGGTCACCCAAAGCAATTCGCTATCATCCGTCACTCGGCCTTCTACAGGGGTTCCCGCCTCGCCTACAGCGACAGAACTCACCTACATGTATGCCGACCGGATCTTCAAGAAAACTTATACGGGCATCGCGGCCAATGCGACAACAACCGTATCGCTCAGTTCATTCCCAGACTTGTTCTGTAACACTGGCACAATCTCCAAGATCAACTCTGTCAGCGTCAAGAACAACTCCAATGTGCCGATCAATTTTGTCTTTGACAACCTGACAGGTGCTACGGGCGACATCATCAAGGTTCCGTCCTACGGATATGCACAAGTCGGCGCACCATTAGACGGGATCACCGTTACAGCCGCCAACTTTACGTTGACGTGTGCCACAGCTAACTCCACAGCCGATGCCGTTGTGACAATTGCATACCAACGATGATTCCATTCGCCCAGATCGTCAACCGCTGGACAGCTTATTCAGTAGCTCCGATGTATGTCGGGGCTATTCCTGAAGGCTTGTTCCCACCTTACGCAGCACTAAACGTGGTGCAAAGCAACCAGGTGACACTTAGCGGAAACGCGATTCTATGGACGGAGTCTCTTCTGCAATTGAGCGTGGCTCACACAACACTTGCGAACTGCGAGTCTCTGGCTGATCAAGCGATCCAGACTTATGACCGTAAGCAGTTTGCCGGAGTTGCCGACATGACCTTGCTCAATCGAGCCACATCTTACAGCGAACAGCCTAATCTCACAGGCAACCGCATATGGACAGCGACTTTGGAATTCCGAGTCAGACACTAATATCCCACCAAGGAGACTCCGATGGCAGTAACGCCAAGACCAACGCCAATTGACAAATACGCTCTCGGGCGTAACTCATCAATCACTATCTGGTTTGATCATACGTCTGCGGCTGGAGTTGTGACTCCCGTAGCTTTTGAAGTCTGTATCTCTGAGGGGAGTATCTCTCTGGACACGGATACCATTGAAATCAACTCCAATTGCCAAAACGGGTGGAAGGTTAAACTTCCTGGACTCAAGTCTGGAACAGCATCTTTCACTGGCTATATCGCATCTTCGGTCTCGAAGACTCCTGGCCCTGGCATGACCGAGAACACGGGCGTAGCAACAAGCATGTACGACATCATGTCGTATCTTGGACAAACCTGTTACCTATATATCAACACAGTCCAAGACCCTGACGCATCAGACGCCAACGTAGAATACCCATTAAGCCTGATCCCACCCGGGTCAACCGCTGCTGGTACTGAGCAGAAGAACGGATTCTTTAAGACGGGCAGCGTAACCATCAGTCCTGATGATGCTGTCAAGGTCTCTATGGCTGTAGAACTCTCCGGTGCGCAGCACGTCACTGGCTTCGTTGCAGCATCGACGCTTTTCCCAGCTCCCGTTTAATCATCCACTTGAAAGGTGGGATCTACCATGTCAGAAGCATTTTACGTCGACAAGCTGGCTAACTCTGGAATCGAAGTCAAGATGGCAGGGGCGACCTTCCGGGTTCGTCAGCTTACACTTCGCGATCAGGGCGTTCTTCAGGCAATCATCCGCAAACTGCAACCATTCCCATCAGAAAAGGCCAAGAAGCTGGTCATCGGAATGGACAAGCAAGTTGCGGGAGATGTGATGAAGGAAGCCTTGAAAGCCGACCTTTTCTATCCGACTCCGGTGGCATCCCCAGAAGGATTGCAATTACTGGTCAACTCAGACGAAGGCCAGAAGGCACTCTTGAAAGCCGCAATTGGTCGTAACGAGGGTGTCTCTGATTCCACGATTGAAGATCTGTATGGGGAACTCTCCTACGCAGAATTCATGCGGATTGCTGCTATTGCAGTCTCTGGGGAAGATCCAGACAACGACCCAAAAGCGGAATGAGCAGCGGTTCGCATAAAGGTGATTCAGGAATGAATTATCAGAAGTTGATCAAGAATCTTGTGGTCGATGGGCATATGTCCTTCCATGAGGTTCTTGATTTAACTCCTTTACAGATCGCTGCTCTCATGGCCGAAAACACTGTCCCGCCAGGCGAAGTTGATCCAGATCTATACCGGAGAATTGTAAATGGCTGACCCAACCCCTTTTTGGAAAATCAATCCTCCGACCCCGACTACTGTAGCTGGAATCCCATACAATCAAATTGATAAAATTCCAGACGAACCAAGCGATGTAGATATTTCATGGCTCGACCCAGGCATCATTCAGTCGCACACTCGATACTGGTTCCCTGATATGTCTGGTTGGCGTGTAGGTTACGGCAAAAACGGATTGACGAGTTGTCAGCAGTCGTGGGTTGCTCCTTGGAAGTGTAAGGTTGAAGCAGATAGCGAAGATGGTCGTCCTACTGAGAAAGCCAGTGTGGCTTATCTGCCAGTCGTCCTCAGGCAAATGCTGAGTTGGAATCGCGAGCGATATTCTTACTACAATAAGTTCTGGGATACGGATATTGCCAACGATAAAGACCTTCGCAGCCATGGAAAGAACCAGTACAGAAATTTAGTGATTACGGATATCGAGCTTATACCGAGAACGGATCTACTCGACTCGCAGTCGGAATCCAAGATTGTATCGGACACGGGGACTCGGACTTCGCTTGGAGTAATGTCGAACACTGGGGATGCAACTCGTTGGGATAAGGATAATGCGGATGTTCTTGAGTTTACCCGAATGGTTCAGCAGCAACTCCGTATGACGACCACAGGTGGAATAGAGACAGACTTCTTGAAGAACTATCAGCAACCGTTTCCACGCATCCGCTCTCAGTTCTGGCAGATTAATATCACTTGGCAACCTGATCCGTACCAGAACAGATATGGAATTCGTTACGCAAAAATCGACATACAGCCTTCGTTGCGAATGGAGTCGCTCAAGAACGTACCAATGGGAGTTGTTCCCACCAGGTCTGATGGGCAACCGGAATTTACCCTCATAGATCCTAACGTGATCGTGATTCCTAAAGGAACTCCAGGTGGAGACCAGTCCGACCCAGGGAACATGAATCTGTTCGCACCTGTAGATTACATGGGTAAGCCGGAATGGATTCAGCCAATATCAACAGGATTTCCTGTCAGAGAACCTCAGATCACTTTCAAGGTGTCGTACCCGTGGGTTAGCCTCAAAGACTTGTTGAACGCCGGTCCTATTGGCAATCCTAAGCAGTTAGACTTAAATAGCAAAACAGGATTTGCTGGAGAAGTTAGCCCGCTATTAACACCTGAAGGTCTGTACATCGGATGTGTCAACAAGAAATCTTTCTTGGGGTATTCTAGGGGCAGAGTATTATATAATTCCGCAGAGATCACTGAATCTACAAGTCCGATCACGGGGAAGATTGGCTACGAGATCTCGCACGAATTTATCGTCAATCCTAACATGGAATGGAACCAGACGAGATATACGGGCGATTATCAGCCAACACCAGACTCGGTAGCCAAGTGGTACAGCAGAAAGACCGCTCCAGCCATAGTTGCATTCAATGTAAACGAAGTCCCTGCGGATACTAGCACTCCATCATTTAATACTGGCTACGTAGTGCAAATGCTTCCAGCCGCCGGAGGCAGACGTGTTTTCCGAGTAAAGATGGCAGGAGCAGACGATTTTCAAGCCGTATACCCTTACCCGTACAAGGAATTCAAGAATCTTCTTTACTACGGGATGGTTGGCGACAAAATCTTCTTTGACCCAGAACTAACCATAGAGGGCTGATCCATGTCCAACTCTGTCAATATCACGGGATCAGACTTCGGCGAACTGACAAAAGCTCTCTCCACGATCAACAGGGTAGCGGCGAAAGCCAACGCCAAGATTGACTCGATGTTTCAGCTTAACTTTAGTGGATCAAAGCTGTTTTCTTCTCTGGATGCCCTAAACGGTAAACTCGCAGTCGCCAGAATCCGCGCCGATGGTCTCGCCACAGCCCTCAAAGGACTCAAAGGAATCGGGTCGATCAAGGTTCTCTCTGGTGGTGGATCTGGAGGAGGTTCAGGTGGAGGTGGAGGTAAAAGCAAAGATAAGAGCGGGTTCTGGATCAGTTCTGACACTGGGTACTTTAGGAATCCTGCTTCCGACCTCAAAAACAACTTCGCTTCCAGTCTCCATGCCATGCTTCAAGCGGATAAGTTCAATAAAAAGATGGAGATGAAAGCTGCAAAGGATGCGTTGTCTGTTGAAAAGCTGAAAGGTCGGCAAGGGTCGGCTTACTTTGTTGGTCCAATCGACCAAGGCATAGCCCAGAAACGATACGACGCATCAATCGCCAGAGCCAAGGAACGTGACGCTAAAGCAGCAGAGAGGGCAGCAAAGACCAGCGAGAGGGCAGCAGCACGCCAAGAGGAGATGAATAGAAGGTCTCGCAACAGGTTGATGGCAGATTCATCGCCCAGCAGCACAATTGGCAATCTCGCAACAAGTGCATGGAGACGTAAACTCGGACTCAAAAATCTCTTTGACTTCCAATCAGCCAAGGGCTTGCTAAACGGTGGTTCAGGCAATCCGCTCATGGTCTCCCGTTTTGGCAATCCCGGCCAGATGCCCCTGATGAGCCGATTTCGCGTCTTTCAGCGGCCATTTCCTGGCTCGGAACGTAATCCGTTTGCTTTGGGCGATGCTGCCAACATTTTAAATAACGGTGTTTACTCTGCTGGTCGTGGGATCGAAGGCCTCTTTAAAGGTATCACTTCCGCTGGTACGGATTCCGTTCGAGCCTTGACAGGCTTTACGCAGATCGGTCTATCGTTTGCCACTTCTCTAGGCAGTGCAATCCCCGTAATCGGCCCATTTGTTTCCATGCTCGGCCAAGGATTGATGACAGGTTTAGATATCGCCTCAAAATCGCTAACCTTCTTTGTGGACTCGCTTTCCAAGGCAATCGGTGGATTAGCCAACTTTGTGACGAACCTGACTCTTGGTGTCAGCGGAATTCTCTCTCGAGCCGTACAAGCCGCATCCACCCTGACAGAATTAGAGAACGCCGCAAAGGTTTATGTGGGCAAAGGTTCGGGCAAGCTAATCGACACTTCGATGGACTACCAGTCCAGATACGGAATTTCGGCGACCGACTCGCTGAGGCTTATGACACGGATCGCAGGACAAGTTCGCCAAACAACATCGCTTTCCAGTGACCAGTCAGCCCAGGCCGCCGTGGATATTTTCAAACAAGTCGCAGAGGCAGGATCAGTCCTAAACCTTTCAGTCGATGACATGGGCAAGATGATTCAGTCAATGATCGCTGGAAGGTATACGCCAGGTAGACGGATGGGTGTGACAGTCTCTGCTCCCATGCTGGATCAAATCTCGAAGAACGATACTTCTCGCGGTAAGCCAGGGACGATGTTTGAAGGCCGGACGATGTCATTCCTGTCAGAATTTAAGCGTCAAACGATGCCGTTCACGGGTGACTTGGAGAAGACGCAGTACGAATTTGCGAATCAGCAGCGTAAGATTCTCGGTCTGTTCGAGGGCATGTTTGTGCAGTTGGGGCGTGTTGTTGAGCCTTTCGCCAAGGGTTTGTTGATTGTCAGTAACACTCTGTTGACTACCGTATACGACAAGCTCAAAGGGTTTGCAGAAGGTGCTAAGGCATCTATTGAGGACATTCGTGCTGGAGGGTCTGGAGGTGGATTCGGCTCTGCCTTAAGATCATTTGTATATGCTGTATCACGTGCTGGTGACTACGTGTATGCCTTCGGGCAAGCTGCGTATGATGCCAGAGACACGATCATGGAGTATGGCAAAGCATTTGGTACTATGGTTTTGCTCGTTGCTAAAGACCTTGCTGTTTATGGACTCCGAATGACCAGCGTAGTCATCAAGATTGTCGAGGCGATCAGCAATTTGCTTCCTTCAATAACAGACATGACCCATGCGTTAGTGCTTGGAGCGGAATTTACAGCCAGGCAAACAGGCATGCAGTCTCCAGGCCAGAAGGAAGCGGATAAGAAATATTATGAAGACCAATTATTGGTAGACAAGACGAAACAGAGGCTAAGAGGCTTTAAGGGTGGCGACCGATTCATGAGGGACAACGTGTCTGGGGAACAGATGTCTAAGGAGCAACAGCTTGCCAAAGCCGCCCAGAAACGCCTTGATGCTGTCGCGTCAGGAATCCCTAGATCTTTTGCTTATGGAACAGAGAATGCCCCCGCGATTACCCTTGGCGATTCAGTTTCAAAGTTTGCGGATAAACTCAAAAGCGTCAACAATATCGGCGACTTAAAAAATATTTTCGGTAATGTCCCTGATTCAGGTGCAGCGGAAGATATCCTCAAAAAGCTAGTCATGTCCACAGAACGCGAAGCCAAGTTCCAACCGCTTCCACCGATGGCTGAGAAAGGCCGACTCTCGTCTTACTTCTCTCCTGCCGCATTCCGAGATGAAATCGCTGGTTCTGACAGAGGGCTAAACGCTGCTGAAGAGACTGCTGCAAACACGGCTGAAATGGCAACTTACCTTCAAAAACTTACCGAAACCGCAAGTGTAAACTCGCTGCTTAGTGGCGGCAAGGTTGCTTATCTAGGGGCATAAACATGACTGATCGATTTAGGGCTGGCGAACCACTTTCGGCCTCCAAGCTGAACCGGAACTCGGCAAGCACGAACACTACAGGCTATTACGGTCCTGGCTCATACGTTAAAAGCGGATCGACATACGGGTCGGTACAACCAGATGTATCTGGTGTTGAATCATTCTGGGTCTCGATTGACGAAGAAAACGCTGAACAGGTTGACCAGAGCTTTGCATCCGGCAGGGTCATTTACAGGTACTCATGGACAGAAGTGCAGTTTGATCAAGGGGCTGGCAGTTGGAGGAAGTCGTCCTCTCGAAGTGGGCATTTCTCTTTCGATCCGGTTTACAATTTTGACCCCACGCAGAGGATACCGATAACCGCAGAGGGGACTTTAGGAAATTCCTCTGTAAAATACGTCAGTACGGTTTACCCAGTAACCCGAGACCCTCACACCGGGGTTTTATTTTTTTTTTCCTAGAGGGTGCAAACTCCCGCAAGATCCGGGCTGGCCTGTCAGCATATTTGGGTTTGGTGGGACGATGGAGTTCGTTTATCTCGACCAGCAGGACGAGCAGGGAAATTACTTCATCAATCCCTCAGTTCCAGACAAGGATGACTTAAAAAATATTCAGGCGTGGCGAGTCGCTATTATGCAAGGGGATGACGGTAAGACTTATCAGGTCCGAGGGTATTCTGGGTGGTATTTTCAAGCGTCCTCAAGCACGTCAAATGTTGAAGTGAATTCAACACCAAACGGCGAAGACAATTATTTTCAAGGCCGAAACAAATGGTACAACTTTACGAAATGGTGGGCAAACAAGCCGAAGGATGACCCATGGTACGCTGACCCAGAATTTTCACCTAATCTGAAGTATTACGGACTGGAGCATCTATTCCTTGGGCTAGCGGAGTTTGGCGGGCATAATTTTACTGGGAGAGGCGTAAATCCTGAAAACCCATCGCTGGGTTCCATAACCAGATATCCTGGGCCTATTCGCATGAGCCATCTTTATGGACCGCATGCACAGTACCAAACTAACAATATTTATCACACGATGAAGTTTGAGTACTCTGGGAAATGTTCCGCTAGATTGACCGGAAAAACGCCAACCGTTGAGAACTGGGGCAACCTTGGGTCGCTCCTCGACGGAAACGGCAAGACAAAATTCGCCGCAGGATCGGATACCCTTTTGGTAATCGACGGTCAACGAGGAATCCGAATCAGGGTTAATGGCTGGCACGCTCACTTTGGTGACCACATACAGGCCAATTCGGCAAGCAACAACGCCGCAGCAGCAACGGCTAGCCTTTTGGCTTGGCAACTCCCAGGGTCGCTGTACTCGGTCAACCTAGAGACAGGAGCAATCAATCCGGTAGGAGGATTTACAATTCGTGCGTTTCACCACTGGTGGATCTCGAAATGGTGCGAAAAGAACCCAGAGAAAAAGCTGGACCGTTACAATATTTATGCAAGGGCGCAGCTTTTTAACTACACGCCAGTTGCCCCTGGTGCTGTACCGATTACCGAATTTTCTGATCCATACAAGGTGCTTAAAGATCCGTCACATCTTTTGATTCCTGATGACATATGTTTTGCAAAGGCAAGAGTGGATAGAACGATTCACGAACCAGCTATACCCCCGTGGGTCCCAGAACCGACTTACGCTGACTCTGTCGCTATTGATTTTAGCTTTAAGTATAATTCCTCAAAATGGAGATATGTCGTTATCGATCTGTTCAGTGATGGCACGCACATAGGCTCATGCACGTTAAAGGTCACGCAGGAAGGAGAGAGAGTGTATGTGCTGCCTCAGCCTCGCTGGAAACAATTTACAGGCGGATACGAGGGAGAAGACGCAGAAGAGCGGGGGTTACCTGGCCTTGACGAGAATCAGGCGTTCATGATCTGTTTGCCATTTGGTCAAAGAGAAAAATCTGTTCTACCGACATGCGGAGTCGTCATCACAAAGAAGGGTTTCGTAGGCAAGCCTTACACTTTCGTCCCATGGTCTCGAGACAACCCTTACGTCAAAGGCATGCCAATGGGTGGACCAGCGATTGAAGGTGTCACTGTTGAGTGGGGTGATGGTCTTGCTGACGCATGCTTGTTGGGGACCGCTATAGATCATCAGTACGATACGGCAGGGGTTTACACGGTCACCGTTAAGGTTCGTTACAAAGCTAGCGATGGACGACAAACAGACGTGTCTAAAACCTATATCACTGTGGAGGTCGCACCATAATGGCTCACACATGCGTATGCACAGAATCAGGTACTTGCAATTTCTTCAAACGCGAGATGAGCGATACCGATTACGATATCTGCCGCAACTGCTTCAATAACCAATCTCGAGCCTCAATCGTATCCCAGTGGTACAAAGAAAGAGGCCGAAAACTCGGCATACTCAACGGTTGTGCCTTGAAGGGCGATCCCGTTCTAAACGAGTTTGGCAACCAAAAGATTCGCAGGACGTGCGGTTGTGGTGGAATGAAGTCCGAGATTCCTCTGTTTGAGTGCCATCACCCACAGCCCAGAACAGCTGAAGAAGATTGCGAGAAAAGATGTACGGATTACACAAGTTTCTAAAAAAGTAGCCCATCCATGGGCCTCGGAAACTGCTTGCTATTGCCTCTCGATTGGATCAGTCGTGCTGGGTCACTGCAACTTGAATGTCTGAGTCGCTCGCCAGCAAAACACAGCGATAGCACCGACCAAATTGATGCAAACATCGGCCTACGGTTTCCGGTTGTCAGTAACGACTGTCAATGACTCCCGAGTTCTTCAGGGATCTTGCGTAAACTGCTACGCACAAAGCGTCCGCTGGGCCATCCTTGAGCTTACCTTGATCAGGCCACCGTTGCTGGCAGTAGATAATCGAGCGAGCCTTGCCCAGTTTTTTGTCCAGTCCCTTGAATACAGCGGATTGCCACACCTGAGGTCGCACTAGGGCAAATGGACTGTCAAGAGTGCAAAGCACAGCCTGTAAGCCTCCAAAGCCCATGCCGAAGGTAAACATGCTTGTCACGCCTTGACCAGGCATCGCGCTCACCTTCTCGATCACAGAAAAGTCCGGTTCCCATTCTCTCACAAGAGTCGCGACAGCATGGAAATCTATGCTCGACCCTTTCTCACCTTTGGTTACAGGCATGGACTGAGTATGCAGAATGTCTCCGTATTCGTTGACAGCTGATATCCCACCCTTCAAGCCTGGATCAAACCCTATGTAAACAGCCATTTATCTGCCCAGCTTTCTACGCTCAAGGATTACCAGGTCGTATGCTTTTCGTCTTCCCAGAGTGTCTGGCACGTCATGCCACCACCAGTGGAACGACTCCATATCCGTTTCTGCCTCGCCCTCCTTAACTCCCATCCGAAACAGATGTTCCAGAGCGGAGATCGCACAGTGATAAGGCCAACCGACAATCCCATGGTTCCACAGTGTGGTGGTCAGATCTGTCGCTGAGAACAGCCAGAAAGGCCTCCCGTCAGCCAGTCGGTAATACTCTGGGCAACTGCTGATCCTGTCGGTTCTTAGTTCGCCGTCCAACGAGTTTGCCATCCTCTTTTATCTCGTATCTTTTAAGTGCAACGCCGTCAGAATCTCTCTGAGTCAAAACCCGATTCGTCAAATCGATTTCCACAGAGTGAAGTCTGTTGGCCTTGTCAGGACATTTTTGTCTCAAGTCTTTGTAGGCCTGAATCTCAAGCCCGTCTTTAAAGACTTCCAATTGGAAGTTGATCATTTATATTATACTCCCTGAGGATGCGTTTATCTCTAATCTGAGCCTGTTTTCTGCAAGAGGAAGCCACCAATTGAAATTTAATTCAGGCCTCTCTTCCGAGACTTCGCCAATCAACTGAATCAGTTTTAGAAGCCTGAGCAGCATGATGTAATGGTCCATGGTCAAACCTTTCTGTGGTCAAACTTGAGAGACTCATACCCATCAACATCAATGAATATGTGCATATCTTGAAACACGCTTGTTGCATAGACGTAGATTTCTCGAGCTATCGCCACAGCCAGTCGCCTGATTTCCAGGTCAGCGTGAATCGAACCCCTCTGTTCAAGGATATTTCGCCATGCCCTTAGATTCCCAGACATGAACAGGTGAGTTTCAATCGAGTTGGGCAGAACAGATCTCGCGGCTTCGCGAGCCTTTTTGCGGATATATGTCAACGCTTCACGGTCAGCTGTCTCGTCAGGATGATCTTCCTGCCATCTCCGGCTGATAGCTGTTGTGCAAACATTGAGCATCCGGTCATAAGAGGCAGACGCAGCAGTCACTTCTGATTTGAAGCATTGCTCCGCGACAAGATCTCTAATGATCAGAGGTGGAACAATGTACCCCAGGTTGTCAGGCTCAACGTATCTTTGAGATAGTTGCGAGAAAGCCGTTCCAGCCCTGTGACGGATCAACTCATGAGTCAGGCTTCGAGATACACCTGTGATCAATAAGCCCACGTAGGAGTGTTCCAGGACGCTTCCATGACCAACCTCGAGTATATGCCCAATGTAACCCCTATTGCCTCCAGGACGAGGGTTTTTGAACGACTGATAGCATACTCGGCCAGCGAACTCGGGAATGTGGTCCAAGCTGTGTGTGTTCTGGGCGTGCATGCCTGATGCATAATCTTTAAGATCGTAGTCTCGGAAAACCGACACTGTTGCAACTTTTACCTTTGGTTCGTATATCAACTGCATGACGAATTCGCCCTTTGTTCGATGACGTAAAAATGGAATGCCTGAATCGCTTCTTTCCTCGACGGATGACCTATCCACTTCAATCCAAAGACCCCGTCTTTCGCAAAGACCCCGTCAGTAAGCACATAAACCATCAGGTAATGCAAGGCGTCCTTGTCATAGTAGAAGATCTCGGCCTTATAAGGCTCATCCACCAGAGTGATCGTAGCCCCGTCTATCGTTGACCATCTGTTGTCTGGCTTCATTTCTCTGATTAGCTCTCCAACCTGGTTCTTTTCCAGCATTTCTTTTCTTCCTTTCTCTCAACTTCGCGCTGCGAACACCGTTGACATGTCCCATTTCCTGCAACTCACAGGGGGGCAACGGCACTTTCTCATCCATCAATTCCGATGACGGGCATTTCAGAGTCAGCCTCATGTGAGCCGATACAAAAGCCAGCCTTTTATCCATCGCTTTCATGTACGCACGGGTGTACTCCACTAGATTTTCTCCTTACTCTTGCGATCCAGCCTGGTTCGACCTGTACTTTTGAATCGCTGCTGCTGCGTCACCAAACTGCAATCCCCGAGCCTTTTCAGGCTTCATCCCCAGTGAAATGAGGTAGTTCAACTGTTTAATCGAACACAGCCCTGAGTTTCGCCTGTCAATGATCTGGCCGATCAACTGCGAAGCCTGACGCTTGGTCATGTTGTTGACATCTGCCATTCCAGACTTGTTTAGAAAATCCTTCTGGGCGGGAGTCGCAAGCTCTCCGAATCGGTTGGCGTTGGTCAGCATGGCTCGGGACACACCCAAAGAAGCAGCAAGCTCAAATGGATTAATCTCGACCCGCCGATAACTCATGTCCAGCCTGGCAACCGGAACCTTAATCTCCTGCCTTTGCTTCCTTTCCGTCTTGGCTCGCTCCACGGCTTGCCAGAGATCAACACCCTCTTCGACCAACTCCTCAGCACGCTTGGAATCAACCTCCTCACAATCTGTCAATGAGCTTGGCCCAATTAGGTCCATGTCTGTTGTGTGTGAGAAATCCAGAATCAAACAGTCCGATTTGTCTTTGCAAAGCCTCGTCCCTCGACCAACCATCTGGGCATAAGCGATACGGCTTCGAGTGGGCTTCAACACAACACAGTCTGTAGGCTTGTCATCAAACCCTTCCGTCAGGATCTGGCAGTTGACAAGGATCTTTGTGAGACCGTTTTTGTAACGCTGAATTGTGTTGTCACGGTCAGGCTTATCGCCGGAAACCCAGTCCGCAGCATGTCCCAGTTGCTTTAAGGCATCAGCCATGGCAATCGAGCTACCAACGTCAGGCATGAAGACAATGATCTTCTTTCGATCCTGGATCTCTTTGCTGATCGCGTTTGCTAGTAACTCGATGGCTGGCTGGATCTTACGTCCAAGATCACCCTGAGCGAAGTCGCCATTCTTGCCCGTTGTTTTGCACCCCCTCAGGTCAACCCCCAAAGAACACCGGACAAACTTGACAGGTGATAGAAATGGCCCAGCAGGATCATGGATCGCGTCATAAAGCGAGTAGCTGTAAACAACATCCTCAAAACGCTTCAGGCTCTGTCCATCAGGTCGATCAATCGTTGCAGTGACCCCAACAAGTTTTGCGTCAGGAAAGTGGTCATAAACAGACGAGTAAGTCTTATTGGACTCTCCTGCGTGATGGCAGTTGTGTACTAATACGCCGTTGGCAAAGTAGTTATTGTTTCCTTCAACTTCGAGGTTATAAGTAACACCTCCTTCACACAGTCCTCCGAATGTTCCATCACCTGTTTGTTCGTGAAACGCAACACTTTCCACCCTTGCGAATTCAGACAAGCCTCCTTTCGCCGATCCTGCTCTCTTCTTGGTATCGAGTTGTGCGATTGACCGTCTATCTCGACCGCTAGCCGAATGTCCTTGCAACCCAAATCTATTTTGTAATGATTCGGAGTCTTGAAGAGTTGCCGTGATTCCTGCGTTGTTAAAACCGTAATAGGAGCCAAGCCAGTCAGATCCGACAGAGTCTTTTCGGCAACCGACATGCCCCTCCCATTCCCCCCTTGCACTGGGGGTTTCCAGCCGATCTCCTTTAGCCTGGCTTTCTGCTTCTCCCGAACCTCCTCCCTCTTCATTGGATTGTTGGACTTCATACGACCAGACGCATACTTCCGGTTTGTTGCTGCCATCCTTAGAGAGGAATCGATCCCCTGACATTCTTTTGAGCATGTCGCTCGATAACGCCCGTAACCCATTTCCGTCTGTTTCCCGCACACCTTGCATTTGCCATCCATAAACCATGTCTCCTGGAGAAAGATCGCAAGCCTTAACCCATTCCCGATCTCGGGAAAACACTGGGTGATTCGGCGTGACAGTCATTGCTGAACCGTTTGAGAAACGTACAGTCATTAATTCCGATGGAACTGAAACCAGTTTTTTCTTAACCGACTTCATTTCAATTTTGCGGCTTGACTCGTTGAATGTAGCGACCAGGTCGCCATTGCAAATTCTTTCAATAGGAACCCCATCCACAAGCGTCCCAGCGGGAAAACATTCATCTGTGATGATCAACTGAAAGTCGTCTGGCTGATACCTTTTGCATCGCTTTGTCATGGACTGAATTGTTGTGCAAACCACATGCGGATCGCCCAGGGCAAACCCGTGATGGGAACCCTGTTCACGACCCACCATCAAGCCGCACAGTTCAAACGTATCTATTGCCTGTTTTACAAGTTCCGTACGGTGGACCGCGAACAAGGCTCGAGAAATCAACCCTTCCTCAATCAACTGACGAATCAAGACTCCTACCGTTACAGTTTTCCCCGCGCCGGTCGCCATCTGGAGAATTCCAGCCTTATGATCATCCTCGTAGACCCATGACCTAATCTTAGCAATCGCCTCATCCTGGTACGGATAAGTTGAAAACTCGCAACTCTGGATAGCAGAATAGGTTAGCTCAGACATAATACCCGTGTCCCCAGCATCCGTTGCAATGAGCAATCGTTGGGTCTTCACCAGTCCCATCACAAATCCCGCAAATCCTCCAGTTCCTGGGCGACCTAATCACTGGCCGTTGCAATCTTGCAAGTAGTGGGCCAGGCGTTTCGCCTTCAGCGTTTAGCAAGCAGATCTGGGACTGGGCCAGAAGTTCATGGGCTATCTTATGTAGATATAACCATGCGTTCATATCACGGGCAAGAGCAGACCTTTTGGGCTTCGCCAATCGCTCGTAAATGTACTCGTACTGTCGTTCATCATCATCCTTATGAGTCTCAAAAGCCTCTCGAATAATTGTGTATTTCAATTCCGCATCTGGCACAGCCTTTTCAGCGTCCGAAAAAGCATTTCTGATTTTCTGATCTGCATCCATCATCACTGCCTCCTATAAAAAAGTTGCCCCGTCCATGGGGCGTTCCCACATCCTTAGAAACCAAACGTCATAGCCACATTAGGATCTTTTGCAGGGGCTGGAGGTGCGGGTGCTGGTGGAGGTGGAGTGAAATCCACTTCTGACCCCTTAACCTGTTGCCCCATGACATAAGATGGCTGGCTTAGATTCCCACCTGTTTTGCGTTTGAACTCTTTCGACTGCATTGCAATCCGAGAAAGCCATTCTGGTAGAGAAGACGTTTCGTCTTCGTCAACGCACCAACTGTACTCAGCGACCTGAGAATTGAAGGTGCTGGCAGTCGGGAAAATGCGTGCGATGTTGCTATACGTCTCTCCATCCCTCTTGCTGACCGAGTGGGTGAACACGACAGAGACAAACTTGCCGACAATCGATTCAATCCTGAACTCGCCAGCCTCTGTGTTATTCAGCGGTTTGGCAATCACGTTCTCGACCAACTGTCGCAGCTTGGAAGTGGCGTACATCGACGCTCCGTAATCCTTCCATTTGGTGATGGGCCGACCACCTGTAGTCTCTGGGGGAAACTCAAAGCCGACCTTGATCGTCCTAGAGTCTTTTGTGATACCTTCAAAGGTCTTGGGATGAGACCCAACGTCAACGACTGCAAAGATTTTGCCCAGGTGAGTACCTTCAGGCATAATGTGGCGAGCTTTTTCGTCCGACTTCGTGTAGTCACTAGCGTAATTCATCAAATCCCTCTTATTGCCGCCACTGCGGCTTCAATCGAGTCAAAAGCATGGAGTGCAACCAATGCACCCCAGAAGTCCATAGAACCACCACTTGTCCAGACTACCGATCCATCAACTCGCACAGAGGCACTGGGCCGACTATCATGCGGGTCACCTGGTCGATAACATGGAATCCATCCAGCCTGATTAGGCCTTCCGGCCAGCCTCAAGCCATAACTCTGCAAGATAGAGAGTCGTTCAGGGATCTCATCGGATGGGGCAAGAGATCGAGACGCAGAAAATGTCAATGATCCTGTAAAAGGTTGCTTCTTCTGAGTCGTTTTGTCTTCGATTTCACTGAGCAACCACTGCGGCGCGATGCCACATTTGCCCGTGAGCGGGTTGACTGAACCCGTCCATTTGTACATTTTCCCAGAGCCGTACTGAGTAGGAGGGCAGGAAGCAAGCCTTCTGTCACCAAGGACGAGGATTTCTTCGTGTTTGCCAGTTCCTTGCCACAGACGCACGTTGGGGATTGGTCGGGAGTACCAGTGAGGTAATCTGAGCCAGATGTGCAAACCACCCCCGCCAGTACTAACTTGCCAAGTTCGCGGTAAAGACGGTCGAGTTTGAAAGAATTCACGGATCATATCCTGCGGACCATCCAGGTCCAGTACGAGTAAACGTGATGCCAGCCCTGGCAATGCAGCAATATTCTTAGGTGATAGATCTTTCATGGCCGACAGTGGAAAACCGCTCCAATATTGGGACGTTTGAATCAATGGCATTTTCTGTTCAGAAGACATGGGAACCGTATTGATCCCATGATTCTTAAGAACTTTTATCCATTCGAGAGTGAGGGAGTTTTTTCCCACAATTTGGTCGCCCCACAATTTCAGAACGGGCCACCTGAACGTCTAATTCTGCTTCGATGCCAACCCTGATCGACCTCGTGCTTGACAGAGTGATATACGTTATCTTTGCAAGCAACCTCCCGTCAGGTCCAAACAATTCAATCGATTCGCCAGGGTTTCTTGAAAGTACTAGCATGGTTGATCCTCCTGATCAGTTCTTATCAGACAACAGGTTGTTGAGTAAGTCGTTCCGTCATGACCAATGGACCCACACGACCAGCATCCCACAAGTCGGCAAGAGCTTTACCCTGCTTCTGGAAATCCGTTTCCGAGCCATCGACAAAGCATTTGTACCAGTGCTTGACAAGCCCTTGTGGAGCAACAGCCAGTTCCTGAGACTTAGCCAGCAAGAAATCCCTGAAAGGTTTTTCAGGTTTGATCACGGTTGGCTGTTCAGCCGCCTGTTCAATCAGATTTTGCTTGGCAGGAGGTGGTGTGGCAGAGACTCCGTCTCGACCAACTTCTTCGGCAATCTGCTGATCCACTGCTTTTTGTACACGGTCGTAAATGTCTCCCAGCAACTGTGGAAAACGCTCATCCGTAACCATCCCAAGATCGACCGACATTTCAATCTGGCAGTTTGCTTCGTACGAGCTAAAGTGTGGTCTGCCAATCTTTTTGGCGATTCCTGCACGTACCAACACAACAGCTTGATTCTTTAAATCCATTGCTGGACTCCCTTCGTTAAGACTTCTTGTCATCCCCCAGTTGGGATAGTGGAAGATATCGGTTCACGCAAAACATGTCAACAGCAAATACGAAAAAATTTTCAGGTTTTTCACGAAACGCTTAAAAATACGCAGGAGGTCGTGGATATCGGTCAGGTAAAATCTTGTACACTACTCCCCTGCACCATTTTGTTTTGCTCTATATATGAAGGGTCAACGTAGGATCGATACGAAAAAATATTTTTGACTTTCTTGTTGACAATCGTTTCGAGACGGACTACTATCTGATTGACGCAAGAACGTCTTGTGTCTAAATCTCAATCGTCCCACGTGGAAAGGGTCGTATAGTAATGGCTACGTTAAGCTCTGGACCGCGAGTTAATGCCCGATCAACGCCTCGTATACATGAAGGCATTAAAAGAAACTGCATCGAACTGTCTGAACGAGGATTGGTTTTTGAAGGCCGACAGGTCTCAGCCGAAGCCCTCGTATCAGCTTTACTAAAATGTTATTTGGATCTGACATTCGACGAGCAAATCGCCATGATGAAACCTGCCCTCAAGGAACTTGAAAAAGAACTTGAAGAAATGGATCAAGATTTTTCTTGACAGTCAGGTGGTCGGAAGTCTAAATTCACTCTTGTCCCGTCGAGCTGTTCGGCGGGATGAAAATGACCTAAACCCATACAGTACAACAGTTTGCCCTCAGCTTTGCAAGCAGGGGGTTGTCGGTTCGATCCCGATCGTCTCCAATCCTTACAGCACAAGTAGTTATAGCGAGACGTTAGAGTTCGTAATCGGCTATATTCTGTTGTACTGGCAGTAAATGCGAGTACAAGCTATGGAATCGCGAAATGAACCGTTCTACCGTAAATCACGTAGAGCGTGGTACTTACAAGTTGGTAAGCGGCAGATAAAGTTGGCAGAAAGCAAGGCAGAATCTTGGGCTAAATGGCACTTGATCATGGCTGGTGGGGTTCCCGAGGAATCAAACAAGCCAACGGTCAAAACCATCTGTGATGCCTTCATTGAGGAGATGAAAACGTCTCGTTCCGAGCGAACGTGGCAGTGGTATGGTATGTATTTTGATAAGTTAGCCCAGTACGTCAAAGGAGATACGGTGGCAGAGAATGTCAGCTTGAGCCAGATTTCTCTCATGATTTCCAGCCAGCGGACATGGAAGGCCAACAGCCGTTACAACTTCGCACGGGCTATCAAAAGGCTGTTTAGCTGGGCCAAAAAGAACAGGCTGATCGAGATTGACCCAGTTGAGCATCTTGAAAAGTGTTCTCCCGAAGCCCGAGAAGATTACATAACGCCTGAGCAGTGGTCGTTTATCGAGTCCAACATCCCTGAGTCTCCGCTTAAAGATCTTATGATTCTTGCCTGGGACACAGGTATGCGACCTCAGGAACTGGTCCTGATCGAGGCTCGGCACTTCCGTAAGGATGAGCGAATGATTGTGTTCCCTGCGGCAGAGGCCAAGGGCAAGAAGTACGCCAGAACGGTCTACATCGCATCGGATCGGGCCATGGATATTCTGTCAGATTATGCCAAGGGACGCTCTGAGGGGCCAATTATGGTCAACACACAGGGCAACCCGTGGAATAAGACCTCCGTAAAGGATGCGATGATTCGTCTTCGCAATAAGTTTGGAGTCAAGATTCACCTCGGAGCATTCCGTAAAGGTTACTGCACACAGGCTTTGCAAAACGGAGTTGATCCTGTGACATTGGCGAAGCTGATGGGCCACAGGGACGTAACGATGATCATGAAGGTCTACTCACAGGTCCACCAGGACAAGGAGTACATGGCTGAGTCGGCGATGAAAGCGAAGGGGCTGGTTAAGCCAGCTTGACCCATGGCAGGAAGCGAAAATTCGCAATCGCGTTAACAATATGAGGTAAAAGAGGTTAGGGTGGTCAGGAACGGCAGAAACGAAATGTTTTAGGGCTTTTTCCTGATACCCACTCTTTAGCTCTTGACTGGTGTCTCGATGTTCAGTAGTATACATCCGCGCAGATCAAGCTGTTTCACTCACGATGGGTGTTTGTTTGGTCTGGCGATACCTATTTGCACCTTCGGTAGGATAGAAAGTGTTTGCATGTCTACTTTGACCTTCGGTATGGGCCTTGAAATTGTTAACGATTCTCATGTTGTTTCGACTTGGTCGAACTGGAGAGGGGGTGAACCTTGTCATAAGGATTTCGCTCTGGCTCTGGTGGGCAACTTTGCAGATGATTCTCTGCCTTGTGCCTGGATAAAGGCTTACTTAAGATCTCCTGATGAAGTCGTTTACGGTGATGGTAACTGGCTGATACCGACTTCGGATGGGCGATTGATGCACATGGACGGATCTTTTAGCGATGAAACAGAGTATGGACCTGTGAGCCTCACAGAAGCCGCACTTGACATGATCGCTCTAATCCGTAACTCAGTACTGGCTGCGTGATTGACTTCAATGGACTGGTTTGTGAGAATGGATTCTCATCTCTAAAGGGATAGAAACATGATTCAGAAGCCAGACAAGAAGTACAAGAAAAATAATCATCCAACCGGAAGGAGGTCTGCCTCACGGCGGGCCTCTATTATTATGCCGGAAGCTCTATGGGCTAAACTAAAGTTGATTTCCATGGAAGGCAGAACAACGATCAACGATGTGATTGTTTCGGCGATGACTGAGAGGTACGGAACAGCAACAGAGACTGAAATTCGTAAACTTATTCCAGGTTCAAAAGCGATTGTTCAGCCAGTGAATACTGCTCCAACCGTCCAGCTACGACCTTGGGAAAACTGCGTGATCAATACGCATGCCATGGATATGCCCACAGAAACGGAAAAGGCCAACCCTGTTAAGGGTCAGCCTAAAGCGATGGACTTGTTTAAGAAGGCCTTCAAAATCAAATCAGGAAATTCGAGCAGATAATCTTTTGGCAACTACCCTTTGACTGCTCGAGGTTTCAAAATAATTTTGCACGAGTTCTGGATTGTCACTCTCCAGTTTTTTGGAATTCAATCGTTTGGTCTGTGTCGTTGTGATGTCAAGCTGGTATTTTGAAGACTGGCTTTTCAATTCGCTAGGACAACCCATCGCCTCGACGATCTGCTGACGAAGAATATCTTTCCTGATCCCAAGATCTTTGATCTGGTCCTGAACGTGACAATATTCTTCAAGCAAATCTTCCGGTAATTCTTTGTCTTGACGCTCAGTTGTATTTCGTTCCGGTGGGATTTCGGTTACGACATGGTTCATCCAGAATTCTTTTCCAGCCTGGACAGCTTCGGTCAATTTAGCCTGGTGATCTGCAATATGAATTGGATAGGATTCAAACGCAAGATCTTTGGTGGACCAGACGACCAGATAACCTTGATCAACGCCAGCAACCCACTGCTGCCAGAGAACCTGAATGACATAGTAATCGGGAGGCGTGTTGTAAATGGATGTGCCAATTGTTTTGGCTTCAATCACAGCTTTCTCGCCGTTTACAACAGCCATACCGTCAAGAGTGCAACCAGCCCAATCTTCGAGCCAGTGACGCATGCGTTCTTGTTTGCGAGTGACGGTCGTATTGAACCGCTTTTCAAACTGAGTGAGGACGAAGTCTTCCGTATCAAGCCCCAGTTGCATCTTGCCTGTCGGGGTTGAATCGAATTCTCTTGGATGGGTTTTTCCGTACCAGACTTTAAATTTGTCGCCAAATGGCGAGATGCCTAAAATACAGGCAATTTCCGAAGCACCGAGATAGTGATGACGTTGCAAGTGGCAGTCCTTAGAGATTCCCCTTCCATGGGTAGGGAGGATCTTCAGGATTTGAAGGCTGGACCAGGCCGAGCGTGTCTTGAGGGTTACACCGAAGAAATATGCGACCTGGCAGCCAATCCACGGGACAGGATTTGAACCTGCATCCGAAAGCCCTTGAGCCTTTTGCCTACCCATGTGGCGACCCGTGGAACCAGACGTAACGTCCGATGGCATAAATGTACACAATTTCACAGAATATGTCAATACAAAAAGTAACACGATTTAGATTGCCTATATCGACATAACATGTTAATATATACATATGAATGAATGCTTATCTGTTCTCGTTGTCGAGCCTGATAGGGTGATTGACCCTGTCGAAATGGCACTCTATATCGCTGCTGGAGCGGAAATGGGTGCTGTACCAGAAATCGTTGTGGACATTATTGAACAGACGCTGGAACCCGAATCCATCGAGGAAGCGACAAGCAATTATGGCAAAGAAATCAGCCCCATCTGAATCCGGTGAAACGCCTAAAAAGCGTGGACGACCACCGAAAACAACTGTCCATAAAGCCGAGATTGAAACCGAAGTCGAGCCACCTCCTAAAGTTAAGCCCAAGAAGGCTGTTAAGGTTCCTAATCTTGATACTCGTTACGACTTTAGTGATGACGTTGAAGCCAACCTGGAATTGATGACGACAAAGCCAGCGTTTCTGACTCGTAAAGGATTGGCTAACAATCAGCCTCAGAAGAAGATACGTAATCACTGGGCCAAGATTATTGAGTCGGCAAAGATGGGCTATGAGATCAGTGCAATCGCCAAAGCCATCGGTGTTCACCGCAAAACGCTCTGGTTGTACATGAAGAAGAACCCACAGCGAAAAATAGATTTCGATAATGCCCAAAATGCGACTCGAGACCTGTGCGTAAATGTGATTCTGGACGCTGCCAAGAAGGGGAACTGGATTCCTGCGGCATGGTGGCTTGAGCGTACGAGGGGCATGGAATTCGCGAAGCCTGAGGTCAAGTTGCAGTTCTGGGACAGGCAGATGTCGAACGACCAGGTTGAGCAGCGAATCGCAGGGAAAACACTGGCAGAAATTAGTTCAGAACTCTCGAAGCAGTACCAGGGGAACGAAAATGTCAAAAAATATGTCGATGGATCAGGACGACTTCCGGCTGGAACGAATGAATCAGAACTCCCTGTTCTCGCAGTTACGGAAGGAGAAGACGGGTCGTCAACAGATACATAATGTCAATACTTTTACTCCTCAGCAGTTGCAGTTTTGGAT